TACAGTAAAAGATGTTGCGTTAGTTTCATCAATTATGATATTAATTTTATTCCCAGCATTTAAATATTTTTTCTTATAAGGAGATATTATGAAATCAAGATACTTAGTATTAAAATCAATTCCATATACTGCACACATCATGTTTAATGAAGACCGCGCTACCTCTTGTTTGTTGTATAAGGGCAATACAACTATAGCGCCACTAGATTTATCTGATAATGATTATTATAAATTTTTAAAAGAGTTCTGTGTCTACGTTGATTATGAATTATCTAAGGAGGAGCCATGCGAAAACTAATAATTATAGCGTGTTTACACTTACTTGCTTTTGATAAGAATTTTAAAGATTTTAAGCATATTGTTGAGAAAGTTAATGAGGACATTAAAAAACAGCCTATATTATATGAGAAAGAAGTTTTAAAATGATACAATATGTCGAAATGCAAGAAGAGCTATCTATTTTGCATAAATTTGAAGTTCCTCTAATGAGAAATTTAATAATATGCTCACATGCTAGATATGAAGCAACTAAAGCAGCTGCCTGCGAGTTAATAAGCTTGTCTAAGTATGATGTGTTGCCGTCAGCGTGGTTACAGGATAATGATATGACTATTGTTGATTGTGAGGGATTTATTACGCACTATAAAGTCGTTGAGGATATTTATTATGACGCCTAAACATTTATTACGAAAATCTGTAGGACCTGCTAGATATGCAGACAAGCAGATAGTTGTAAATGATACGACAGACGTTAAAGCTGTTATTGATAAAGCTCTTGGCATAATTAAACATCAAGTGAATACGCTAAGCGCTAGAGCACATAATAATGGTTTATTAGATAATGACGAGGTTAAGAACTTAAGGACATACGTTCAGTCTCTTGTAGATTTAAGTAAGGAAGAACGTGAGAGAGCTAAACATGATGGGGTCGAGGAGTATTTGGCTAACATGAGTTTAGATGAACTAGTTGCGCTAGCGCAAGGTAAAGTTAATGAAATTGAAAAATCTGAGAATGCGATTCAAATTGAGGCAAAGCCTGAATCTACTTAGTTGCGATTAAGCTAAGTAGTTGAAATTACTTAGGAATCTAGAATCGCAATCGAAATAATCTATAACGGCTTGAAATCATTAAGCAAAATTAAATTTAAAAAACACTTTCGTATATACTGAACCATATGCGAAAGGGTTAAAATGTCAGATGTTAAATACATAAAAAGCGAGACTGCAGCATATTCCATTTTGCACAGTATTTTGACGCAGGTCGCGTCTACAAAAAAATCATACAAAACAAAATTTTTAATTCCATATCATGAGCTTATGGCGGGCATCGGTATTTACGACGAATATGCCGACGCTAGCCTGCAAGTAGAAATTAAGTGTACTTGGGCCGAGTCTTTAGATGATGAGCAAGTTGTTATCGAAGAGGACGATGAAGGTGGTTATGGAGACTATTAAAGGAGCATATAATGGCAAATAAATTACCTATTGATATTAGAGACATGATTGAATCGGATGTAAGCTTTATATTTAATACATGGCTTAAATCTTACCGAAAATCAAGAATTACTGAAGGAATTGAGAACCCCATATACTTTAGTGAGCATCATAAAATTATTGAAGAGCTATTGAAAAGGTGCGATGTAGTCGTTGCATCAGCTTCTGATGATTCTTCAATTATCTACGGCTATTTAGTTTTTGAAAAAATTGAAGGACAATTTGTTATTCACTGGGCATATGTTAAAAATGATTTTAGAGAGCTTGGAATATTTAATGCGATGCAAGAAGTTGCTGGTAGAGATAAAGAAATTTTAGGTTGCTACACACATAGAACTTTTATATGTGAGAAGTTAGAGCAAAAACTAAATTTAATCTATCATCCCTATCTAGTGTACAGAAAGGACTTGAGAAATGAGTAGCGATGAAGCCATTATAGAATTATATAAATTTGAATTAGATACGCTGTTACAACATAATTTGTCTTTGTCTGATAGAAGTTTTTCTATTTTTGGAGATGTTAGCGAAGCGATGTTAATTAGAATCGATGCTTGTTTATCATTTTTAGAAGCAAGGGGAGACGAACCAGTAACAATTAAATTATGTTCTGGCGGTGGAGAGATTTATCCAGCACATGCGATAATCGGAAGATTGCAGCGCTCAAAGTGTAAAATTATTATCGAAGCCTACGGTCAAATAATGAGTGCAGCTACTTCAATCTTTTGTGCAGCCGATGTTCGTCGTTCATCTAAGTATACTACTTTTATGTTTCACCAAACAAAATTGGCGCTGCCTGAATTAATTACTAGAGATTTAAATAATGAGATTGAACAGAATAATAAAGAAGAGCACTTATATTTAGAGATTCTAGCAGAGCACACAGGTAAGAGTATTGCATTCTGGAATAAATTAATTAAGAGTGGTAAAAATGTTTATTTAACCGCCGAACAATGTAAAAAGTTTGGCCTTGTAGATGAGGTATTTTAAATGAGTTTTTCGAAAACAGCTATTAAAACAATAAAGCGTATGACTAAAAATCAGCTAATTGACATGGTTATAAAAATTAGTAATTACGCTGAAGAAACTAAAGCCAAAAATATCATATTATTAGAAATGTATAAAGAAACGCAAAAACAACAAAACAAAGAAAGTGAATCAAAATGAGATTAGCAATTTTAATGTTACTATTACCGCTTGCAAGTAATGCAGCAAATATTTTTTTAACGAGACAAAACCATGTGGCTATTAGAACGGTTATTGACGATTCTAGTATTGCTTCTGCTCAAAAAAAGCTAGCAAAGCTTGTATTTAGTAGAGGGTCAGCATCTTATCCTCTATATGTAGTGTTAGATAGTCCAGGGGGCTCTATAGATTCCGGCAATCGCTTTATTGAATATGCTAAAACTATTCCGAATCTTCATACAGTAACAATAGGTGCTGCTTCGATGGCATCTGCAATTGTTGAGGCTTTACCAGGTCGTAGGTATATTCTAGAAACAGGGTATTTAATGTTTCACAGAGCTCGTGGCGGTGTTCAAGGTCAATTTGAAGATGGAGAGCTTGAATCTAGATTAGAGTTCGCAAAAAAAATGGTCCGTCAAATGGAAAAGAATAATGCTAAACGACTTAAACTAACATTAGAGGAATACAAGAAAAAAGTTGTTAATGAGTACTGGATTAACGGCTTTGAAGCTGTTGAAAAAAATGCAGCTGATGAAGTCGTTTCTCTATCATGTTCAAAAGAGCTCATTGAGCAAATTGAATCTGAGCAAGTTAATACGCCATTCGGCTCATTTAAAATAGAGCGCTCAAGTTGTCCACTAGTAACAGAATAATTTAAAAGGAGATTAAATGAAACAACCACAATCATTGTACACACAAGTTCTATTCGTAAAATTTTATCAAGGGGTTCAAATTGGAAGCCGTTCTGGCATAACATCACTTAAGCATGAGCCTATTGACTTGGGGTATATAAAAAAGTGCGTGCTCACTAAGACAGCTGATGGAATTTTAGTTGAAATGGATAATGAGATTACAGAAGTGCCTTTTAATAATTGCGCCTATATTAGATACTTGAAGCCAGATGAAAAGTCTAATGATGTAGCTGAGGATAAAAAATCTAAAAAGTAGGTAGATGTGAGCAGTAAATTAATTCTTAAAGAACTACAACATAGAGCTGCGGCTGCGAAAAAAGCAGCTGAAGTACCTACATTTCTTAAAAGTAATTTCTGCTTTCCTAAACAATTAGATTTCATTAATGATACATCAATTATCAAAACAGCAGTAACATCTAGGCGTGCTGGAAAAAGTACCGGGATAGCTGCTGACTTTGTAGATACGTGCTTAAATGAGCGTGATGTTGTTTGTTTATATATAACATTAACTTTTAGGTCCGCAAAAAACATTATCTGGAATGAGTTTAAGAGAATCTGCGAAGATTACAAATTAAATGTTAAAGTTGATGAGCAGCGGCTAAGTATATTATTTTTAGATACTAGGAGCGAAATTCGGTGCGGTGGCGCTAAAGATGAAAGTGAGATAGAGAAATATAGGGGATGGAAATTACGTAAGGCTTATATAGATGAGTGTCAATCGTTTAGACCTTACTTGAAGTTTTTGATTGAGGATATTTTAATACCAGGGCTTCGAGATTTGAATGGGGAACTAGGGCTTACCGGAACTCCTGGGCCTGTATTAGCTGGTTTATTTTACGAATACAGCGTAAACCCAAAAATAAAAAACTATCATTGGACAGCATTTGATAATCCTCATATGCACAACCCCCCTAAGAAGGATTTGAATAAGAGGCTGGGGGAAGAGCGAGACCTTAGGGGAATACTAGAAACAGATGCTGGTTATCAGAGAGAAACTTATGGTAAATGGGTAGAGGATAAAGATGCATTAGTTTTTAAATTCAATAAAAATATAAACATTTATACACAACTTCCACAGCAAGAAATGGTTTACATTTTTGGAATGGACATTGGATGGAATGATTGCGATGCAATTGCTGTCTTGGGTTATAATTATGTTGATAATAAAGTCTATTTAGTTGAGGAATTTGTAAAAAATCACCAAACAATTACAGACTTTGTTGATGTTATAAAGAGCTTACGAGACAAGTATAAGCCTATAAAAATGGTTATGGATGCTGGGGCTCTAGGCAAAAAAATACAAGAAGAGATTAAGCAGCGTCACGGTATAGTCGTTGAAGCAGCTGATAAGCATCGTAAGTTTGAATTTATTGAACTACTTAATGATGATTTGAGAACTGGACGATTTAAAACCTTTGCAGGTTCTAGATTTGAGCAAGATACGAACTTAGTTGTTTGGGATAATTCAAAATTTGGAAAAAGAGAGATTAGCGATATTTATCATACAGATATTGGGGACGCCGTCCTTTATGGTTTTAGAGAGTGTAAACACTACTACCAAATAGGGCATGTAAGTAAGCCTGCAATAAATACAAATGAGTATATGGATATGCTAGAAGAGCAGGAAGCTGAGAAACTAGCTAAACAAATGGCTGGAGAGAATGATAATGTTAGCGATTCTGACCTACAGTCTGTATTTGATATTTATGGCAATGATGACGATTTTATATAAAAACAGTTAGACCTTATGAGGGAGACCTATGAAAGAAATTCTTGAGCTATTACAGCAATTTAGAGTTAAAAGATTTAAAAATTCAGAATTTGAGGTAGAATTTTCAGAATTAGCATTTGTTGATTCGGTGTCTATGGTTGAGCTTCCTCAAGAGCCGCAAGCTCCGCAAACAAATAAAGAAGACGAAGATTTATACTACTCAGTTAGATAGGATTACAAATGTTTAATAATGCAAGCCAATGGTGGAAGAAAAAATCAAATGCGTTTGAAGACGTGTTTGCATATGTTCGTACATTAGATACTAAACAATCATATAGGCAAGCGGACAACGTTCGTAATATGCGACTATATGGTAACATGAGTTATGAAACAACGTCAGCATACAATTACTTACGGTCTGAGCCATCATCATCTACTCAAAATAGGGTAACGCTTAACATCGTTCAAAGCATGGTTGACACAGCTGTTGCAAAAATTACAAAAAATAAGCCTCGTCCATTCTTTCTTACAGATGGTGCTGATTTTAAAATTAGACGAAGAGCTGAAAAATTGACTAAGTTTGTAGAAGGTCAGTTCTATGCTACGAATTATTATGAACTATCTGCGCAAGCTTTTTTAGATGCTTGTATAATGGGTACTGGGGCATTAAAATTTTATATAGAAGATAATGAGATAAAAGTAGAGCGAGTATTCATAGATGAAATTAAAGTTGATGATAATGAAGCTTATTATGGTAGTCCTCGTCAAATGCACCAAACCAAGTGGGTTCACAAAGACGTACTTAAAGCCAGCTTCCCTTCATATGCCAAAGATATTGAATTTGCGACTTCTGAAAACAGCGTAAACATTAACCCGGCAAATAAAAATGGAGAAATGCTATTAGTAATTGAGTCTTGGAGACTGCCTTCGGGAAAAGATAAAAAAGATGGTCGCCATACTATTACTATTGGAAATGCGGACCTTGTAAATGAGTCTTATGATAAATGCTATTTTCCATTCGTATTTTTTAAATGGTCTCAAAAACCGCTTGGCTTTTTCGGTCAAGGTATTGCAGAACAGCTTACAGGATTACAATTAGAAATTAATAAATTACTTAAAACTATTCAAGTTTCTATGCATTTAGTTAGTGTTCCTAAAATACTTATAGAAGCTAGTAGTAAAATTGTTACAACACACTTAGATAATAAAATTGGTGGAATCATTAAATATGCAGGAACAAAGCCAGAGTACGGACCATTAGGTAGCATTCCACCTGAACTATTTTCACATATGGACAGACTTTATACTAGGGCGTATGAAATCGTTGGAATAAGTCAAATGAGTGCACAATCTCAAAAGCCTGCTGGACTTAATTCTGGCAAAGCTTTGAGAACGCACTATGAAATTGAGACAGAGCGTTTCAGCTCTAATGCCAAAAAATTTGAGCAAACATTTATTGAGGGTTCAAAAATCCTTATTGATTTAGCTAAAGAAATTTCTAAAACTACAAATAATTATAGCGTTAAGGTTCCGGGGTCAACGTTCCTGAAGACAATTAATTGGGAAGATGTTGAAATGGACGAGGACCAATACATGCTACAAATTTATCCAACATCTCAACTAAGTCAAACACCTTCAGCTAGACTACAAGAAGTTCAAGAACTCACTCAAGCTGGCTACTTGAGTAAAGAAGCATCTATGAAATTGCTTGATTTTCCAGATTTAAAGTCCGAATATAACATGATTAATGCGGGAGTTGATGATATTGATAATCAGATTGAGTTAATGTTAGATACTGGGGAATATCAAACACCAGAGCCTTTTCAAAATTTGCAATACGGTATAACTAGAATGCAGCAAACTTACTTGAAGTGCAGAGTCGAAGGCGCTCCAGAAGAAATCATGGATAATTTACGCCAGTGGATGTCCGATGCTAAGCACTTGTTGGATACTGCTCAAATGGAAGCACAGCAAGCGGCGCAGCCACCTCAAGCAGTTCCACAAGCTTTGCCAACATCTGATTTAATGCCTAGAGCCTAATTACTAAAAAACACTTAGAACATATAAAGAGAGCCAGTCTCTCTTTTTAAGCAAGGAGATTTATGTCTGACGTAGCATCAGCAATTTTGCAAACACAAGCAGCGCCACAACCAGTGGCTACTGAACCTCAAACACCAGCAACAGAGCCTCAAGATAAAATGGCATCGAAGTTCGCAGCTCTTACAAGAAAAGAGAAGGAAATTCGAGAGCGTGAAAAATCATGGGCTCAACAAAAAGCAGAGCAAGAATCTGCAATAGAAGCAGCGCGTAATAAGTTTAAGCCCTATGAAGAACTTGAAGAGAAAATCAAAGTTGATAAAAAATCAGGCCTTAAGTTCTTATTTGAAAAGGGATATACTGCTGAAGAAATTTCTGACATGCTTTTAGACGAATTGAATCCTTCAGATGAAGTTAAATTGAAAAAAACTACTAGCGAACTTGAGCGTAATTTTGAAGCAAAGCTAAAAGCTCTTGAGGATAAACTCGCAGCTAAAGAAGCTGAAGAATTAGAGAAATCTAAAAAATTTGAAGAAGAGAATTATAATAAAACAATTACAACAATTAAAACCGAGTTAAAGGATTTTGTAGATAAGTCCGATGACTATGACCTAATTAAGTTAAATGACGCTTACGATACTGTGTTTGAAGTAATGCAAGAGCATTATGCTGCACAAGTTAAATCGGGAACGCAACCACAAAATGTTAAATTATTAACATATGAGGAAGCGGCAAAGTGGACTGAGGCTTATTTAGAGGAGGATGTGAACAAAAAGTATGAAGCGAAAAAGGCGAAACAAGCGCCTAAAAAAAGCGAAGAAAAAAAGACAACGCCAACATTGTCGAACACCATGTCAGCCGAGGTGCCAAATTCGGGTGAGAGAAAGCTAAGTGTGGAGGAATCGAAAGCGAGGGCAGCAAGTATGCTCAGATTTATAGAGGATTAATGCTTGCGTTAAATTCTCAAAAAATAAATGTTAGCAATAATGTTAACATTAACAAAAAAATAACAGAGTTTAAGAAACTCAAGAAAAGGAAATTACTATGGCATTAGACATGGTATCATTTGCAAGCGCACTTAAAGCGCATTATACAGACCAAACAGTAGAGAACATGGTATATGCTGACAATCCATTGTTGGCAATGATTAGCAAATACGAAAATTTCGGAGGCAAAAATTTGCCAATTCCGATAATCTACGGTAAGTAAGGATTGCCGTAACAAAATGGGCGTGTATCGGTGAAAGCTGAAATGCTAATACCGAGAGCCAGTCTTAAGATGAGACGGTTTGTAACGCATAGTCAATATAAATTTGACCAAGAGCCGCCCACATGATAATTTATTATTATGAAAATATATGCTGAACCAATAAGAAACGAAATTATTGGAAGTAGGGGATAAAAAGCCCTTACGATAACAGCCTTGAATCCGCAAGGCACCAGCGCTGCATTTGCTACAGCGCAAGCAAATAAAACGAATTCTCAAATTAAAGATTTCGTTTTAACAAGAGCAAAAAGTTTTACGCTAGCATCTATAGACAATGAAACAATTGATGCATCTAAAGGTGATGCCAATGCTTTCATGGAAGCACTTACTGTTGAAATCGACGGTAGCTTACATCAGGCAGCTCGTTCATTAGCGATTGATTTGTATGGAACTGGTTCAGGTTCTTTAGGTCAATTGTCTGCAACTTCTGGCGTTACGACTTTGATAACATTATCTGATATTGAATCAGTTACTAATTTCGAAGTTGGACAAAAACTAGTACTTTCTACTGCAAATGGTGGCGGTACTGTTAAAACAGGAACAATCACAGTAACAGGTGTTAACCGTGATTTAGGAACTGTAACCGTTTCTCCTTCTATGGCGACTTTGTCAGCTGTAGGCGCTGTGAACGATTATATTTTCCGTGAAGGTGATTATGACCAACGTCTTAAGGGTTTACAAGCATGGTTACCAGCTTCTGCACCTACAGGCGGAGATAATTTCTTTTCAGTTGACCGTTCAGTAGATACTTCGCGTTTAGCAGGTATTCGAGTTGATGGTACGAACCAACCGATTGAGGAAGTTTTGATAAAAGCAGCTTCTCGTGTTGCTCGTGAAGGTGGAAAACCGAATTACTGTTTTGTTAACTATGCTAAATTTGCAGAATTAGAAAATGCATTAGGAAGCAAAGTTCAATACATCGATTTAAAAGCGAACGCTGAAATCGGTTTTAGAGGAGTTGTAATTAACGGACCTCGTGGACCAATTAAAGTTGTTCCTGATGCTAACTGCCCAGGAAATAAAGCATTTATGCTTGACCTTTCAGTTTGGAAATTGTACTCATTAGGTAAAGCTCCTAAAATTTTAGACACTGACGGTCTTAAAATGCTTAGAGAGTCTAACGCAAATGCAGTGGAAATCCGCATTGGATTTTATGCGCAACTTGGCTGTAACGCGCCAGGCTATAATGCTGTAATTAGCTTATAGTACTTGAAGGACTGCTTCTTAATTGAAGTGGTCCTTTTTTTTTATTAATTTCAAATACTTAGTTAAAAATATTAAGCATAAAAAACACTTAGACTATATGTAGCAATCATGCTAAAAAGTCCCGCGTATGCGGAGGAGGCCATTATGGCAAATAGATATTTCAGACAATTCGCGCTCGTTAAAGACCCTAGAACAATTTTTCTTTCTGGGCAAATTTCTCTAAACTCATCAGCTGCAGTTACAGGCAAAACTATCGATTTTTGCCAATCAGTAACTAAATCAGGTACTGGTGAATATACAATCGTACTACAAGATAAGTATGTTGTTGATAAATGTGTTCAAGTTTCATTTGAAGGCGCTTCTTTAGCTCTTTGTAAAATTAAATCTGTTGATTTGTCTACTAAAACAATCATAGTTGAGACAATGGTAGCAGGTGCGCTTGCAAATATTACAGCTGCTGGAAGTATTCATATAATTGTAGTTGCTAAAGATTCAACTGTATCATAATTGGTGGAGGCCACATGTTAATGAAAGACAAAAAAAAAGTGGCTTCTTTAATCATCGCTAAGGCAAATCCGCATAGCAGTGATTCAATGAAGTCTGAAGGTGAAGATTATATGGAGCAAGAAACTCAACAAGATGATTCTGTGGGTTTCGAAGCTGCAGCGCAAGAACTAATGGATGCTGTTAAATCAGGCTCTGCTAGTTCAGTAGTATCAGCATTGAAAAGCTTTATTGATATGTACGAATCGAGTGAACCTCCTGAAATGGAGTAGTTCATGGTAACATTATTAGAATTAAAGACCAGGGCGCGGCAACGCGCTGACATGGTCAATAATAATTTTATTAAGGATGATGAGCTTACGCAGTACATTAATGCATCCGTTCAAGAGTTACATGATTTGCTTATTGGTGCTTATTCAAGTGATTATTTTATAAAAACGTACGACTTTGCTACAATTGCTAGTACCGATAGCTACGCTTTGCCTGCTGATTTTTATAAGTTAAAGGGCGTTGACATTGCTATGGCTGGTGGACATAAATATTCTGCTCGTCCGTTCAACTTTAATGAGCGTAACCGTAATGAAATTGTTAGCTGGGGACTTATTAATGGCCCTTCTATAAGATATAGAATTGTAGGCGATAATTTAGTTTTTTCGCCTGCTCCAGATGCAGCGTATTCATGCACTTTATGGTACATACCAACAGCAACTCCTTTAGTGCTTGATGCTGATACTTATAGCGATGTAGCGTATAGTGAATATGTTGTAATTGACGTAGCTATTAAAATGTTACAAAAGCAAGAAACTGATGTTTCTGGGTTATCGCAACAAAAAAATCAAATGCTTAAAAGAATTGAGGCTATGGCTCAAAATAGGGATGTTGACCATCCAGAGTCTGTATCCGATATTTACGCAGAGAATGATGAATTCTGGTTTTGGAGAACATGAGTAAGCTAGCATCTTTTAGAAAAACAAATTTAGACGATGCTGGTAGCCGATTACAGGATAATGTTGCCAACGTATTTAATTCGTTACAGAATATTGCAATTCTCGACGGTAATTTAATAACTGCGACTATTGGCACTACGTCAACTCCAGTGGCTCACAAGCTTGGGAGACCTTGCAGAGGTTACATTGTTTGCGGTTCTACTAGTTATGGTGTTTTAAAGACTGCTACTACGCCATCTATTGATTTAAACCTTATCATAAATTTACAAAGCTCAGTAAGTGGAACTTTCACTTTATGGGTTTTTTAGGAGCTTAAATGCCTACTACTCCCAACATGAATTTGAATTTGCCGTCACCTACAGTTACTACAGGGCCTGCCTGGGCTTCTGATATTAATACGGCGCTAACTACGGTAGATGCCCACGACCACTCAAGCGGAAACGGACAACAAGTAACTACTGCGGGTTTAAACATAAATGCTGACTTGAGTATCTCATCTAATAAATTAACGGATGCTAAAGCAGTTGCTTTGGTTGATAATGCGTCGCCATTGTCAGGCGTTACTAATTTACAAAATGTTCATGTTAGCGGTGGAAATCTTTACTATGTTAATAGTGGGGGCGTCGCTGTTCAAATTACAAGCGGAAATAACATTATTAGTAATGTTGTAATTCCTTCGTCGCCTTTAATGCCGTCGGGTACAGTCTTAGATTACTGCGGTTTATCTGTTCCTGTAGGTTTTTTAGCTGCAGATGGTTCTGCCGTTTCTCGCACAACTTACGCAGACTTATTTACTGCAATTTCGACAAGCTATGGTGTTGGAGATGGTTCAACTACTTTTAATTTACCTAATTTTAATGGTCGTACTGCAATAGGTAATGGAACATACACGGATAGCGTAAGCGGCTCAGTATCTCGAACAGTCGGTCAATCTATTGGTGCTGAAAAGCATGTGCTTACTGTGAATGAGTTAGCGACACATACTCACGTGCAAAACTCGCATACTCACGGATTTACAAATGCGTATCCTGGCTCTTCTTCTTTTGTTGGAGGTTATGCTTCGACAGCGGTACCAGGAACTCAACAAACATCTGCGACTACTGCAGTCAATCAAAATACAGGGCTATCACAAGCTCATAATAATATGCAACCTTCTTTGGTCGTTAGAAAAATAATTAAAACTTAGGCGGTCAAAATGCTACAACGTCAAAAAATTGCTTTACCTATTACTGACGGTATAGATACTAAAGCAGATGAAAAGACTGTTTTACCTACTAGGTTTTTGGAACTTGTTAATGTTAACAGAACTAAGCCTGGAACATTTACAAAGAGATTTGGTTACGAGGCTTTAAGTAGAAAAACTTTAGATGCATTGACCATTACAAGCGGTTCTGCGTTGACCAATTTAAAATCTGAGTTATTACAGTACTCAAATTCTAGACTATACTCTTACTCTGAAGGAGAGTTAGCGTGGAAGGACAAGGGCGAAGTAAAATTTTGCTCTGCGTTCTCTAAGCAAGTATCATCTGATTCTAATATATTACAAAATCCTTCGATGTGGAGCATTAATGGTGTTTCTTGCTATGCTTGGGAACGCCACGTTCAATCTATTACGCATAATCCTAGTTCTGGCCCTGATGTTGTTACTGAGTATATAAATGTTGATATTGCTATAATTGATGACGCATCTGGTGCAACACTTAAGACTTTAACCGTAACAGGTGCTGAATTTGGTTCTCCCGTATTAGGTAAAAATGTTTATGCTCCAAAAGTTGGCGTTGCTGGCTCAAAATTCATAGTTTTTTACTACGTTGATGATGAGGCCACTAATGCTAATAATGGACTAGTGTGGCTTACTATTGATTTATTTAATCCTTCTAATGTTGTTTACTCTCTTAGTTCTGGTTCTAGATTAGCTCCGAGATTAACTACAGCGTCCTCTAAGCATTATGATGTTTGTTCTTTTAATTCTTGTTGCTACGTTACGTATGTTGACGGTTCTGGTAATATATTAATTAGATATTTTGATTCAAATACTATGATAAGTTCTCCGACTACATTAGCTGGTTATAGCGCTAACTTATATTGTTTTACAATAAATAAACAAAATAATAATGTTAGAGTCACATGGACAACTACCACTGGATACCCATAC